ATCCATAGTAGCACGTATCTTCAATATCCTATCCACACGCCTATATACATGTGGCAAAAACTCAGGTGCAATTGCCAGATACATATCAGCTCGTTCATTTGGATCTTCCACAGAAGCAATCACCGAGGCCAACTCCTCAATAAACTCAAAATGATCCACCTGCCTCTCACCAGTAGAAACAGACAACAATGAAAAATACAGCTCACGATTTTCTTCTCTCAACCCTCTCCAGACAAATGTGTCTAAGGAAGGTAGATAAAATATATCATTAACTGCACCCTCAATCTTATCAGCAAACAACTCGTAAATGGCCTCATACCTTGGCAAAGTTGCTCCCAAGATATCCCCAACGGTAGAAGCCTCAGTCCTAGCACTTGGTAAAAATTGGGTCAACGGAACAGCATCCAAATCATCAAAATTATCGCACATCTTCCGAACAGCAGTCAACAATTCATCATCAATGGGAGCAGGTATCCCATTGCCAGTTCTTCGTTCACTCCGCAACTTTCGTTGTTTCACCATGTGTTCAACAAATCGCTTCGCACACAGTTGCCACAACTCAGAATACGTTAAAACAAGAACATTCGGATCATTTTCTCTCACAGCATTGCCATCTTTATCCAAACACATTATACCATCAGGATCAAACGGGTCATTCAACACAAACTCTGCATGAGCAAAGTCAGGTGAGTGCACTGTCTGACCTTCTTTCCATCGCATCTTAATCAGAAGATTTCGCCGTGCCAAATATGCTTGTGGATTTCGAATGCCAGCATAAGTTGGAACACCAGGTGTGTTCGTCACAAACATACCAATCAAAGAAGTCACACAACGCCCTTTATCTTCTAAAGACGCCATGGGTGGAGCCCATGGTGCATTAGTGGCAAAAGACATTATAGTGGCCATATCAGAATCAGCCCCATCAGCATTAATGTTAGTATGCGCATCATCAATATACAGTATTTTCTGATGGCCTAGGCCGGAAAAATACTTATCGTTGTTTTGGCGCGTATAAACATCATTCTCAATGTCCCAGTCCATTAGTTCGCAGAATTGCTCCTGCAAGCTAGCAGCCAGGACACTCTTACCCACTCGAGTCTCTCCATGTATCATCATGCAAAAAGGAGAGAATCTCTCACGAGCATGCCCTCGATGTGCCTTAACATGTTTGTGCATCTTTTCCTGCTCATCCATCACCTTACGCAAAGTAGTATTGAAGAAGAAATTTGTCTTATCAACCTTTGGTAACTTCGCTTCAATCTCACGACGAATCTTAGTCAAGCGTTCTTGATTTACAATCATCTCAGAAGTTATACCCTTATTGTAGAAATCATCCAACATCAAACTCCTAATCTCATCTACAAAACCTTCAATATTGACAGACAACAACAAAGACACACCAGGAAAATCACAGCCAAGGGCAGAAGAAATGACAGGAGAAGAGATAATTACAGAAACAAGTGAACTGACAATCTCATCCATAGCTTTTGCACCAGAGAAAATAGCGGAAAAATCCTTTGCAAATGAGCCAAGTTTCGGTAGTGCAGTTCCCTTAGACGTGGGTATCAACAAACCAATCAATGTAGTTAAAATTGTCACAACGCAAGTAGAAGTTGAAGAAGCTTCTACTCTCAAAGAGGCCTTGACAGCTGGGGCGGCCACCTCTGAGAGTAGAGTCTCAGAAATTTG